GCGCTGCAGGTGCTTCAGCTGGTACTACTGCTACTCATGCCGTTAAGGAAATCACACTTAACGCATATAAGCTAGCTACCAACGAGTACATGAACTACGAAGAAGAAGAAGACAGCTTAATCGTTCTAATGCCTATCGTTCGCGATGCAATGGTTCGTCGTGTTGCTCGTGCTGTTGACCGTGCATATCTATACGGTGTTGGCTCTGGTGGCGATCCTGTCAAGGGTCTAGCCTCATGGGCTTCAGCTGGTAGCGTTTTCACAGGTACTACTGCTGTTACCAGTGCTGTTACAGGTATTGTTAATGTTGCTGCTTTACGTACACTACGTAAAGATCTAGGTGCTTGGGGTCTTGATCCTGCTGAAATCGTATTCGCAGTTTCTACCGACATTTACTATCAGCTACTAGAAGATACAACCTTCCAAACCATGAACCAAGTTGGCGTACAAGCTACCTTACTAACTGGTCAAATCGGTTCTATCGGCAACTCACCAGTCTTAGTAAGCGGCGAATTCGCTACTAAGGCTACCGGCAGTCTAGGTGCTATCTGTTTCGCTCCTGGTAACTTCCTAGCTGGTAATCAGCGTGGTCTACGTTTTGATACTCAAGAACTAGTTGAGACTCAACGTCGTGTCCTAGTTGCTAGCCTACGTACTGGTATGACTCAAGTCACTACCAATCTAGGTAATGGCGTTTCTAAGCTACTTCATACAGCTTAATAGCTAAAACTTAAGGATAGGGAATTTCGGTTCCCTATCTTTTCTAAGGCCTGAGCTTTAGAAAAGATAAAGGAAAACATATGGGACTAAATCTAGTAACACTCGCAGAATACAAAGCCTACGCAGGAATTACTAGTACTACGTCGGATGCCCAACTTAATACTATCATTACTGGAACCAGTAGCTTAGTAAAACAAATCTGCCGTAGAAGTTTTGTAGATTATGTTAATGATAATAAGACTGAAGTATTTAAAGGCGGGCCTGCATTAAATGTAGTCGAAACCCCTTTATTAGCTGTTAGCAGTATGGAGTATTCTTTAGATTATGGTAACACTTATACTGAGCTAGTAGAATTTACCGATTACGCTGTAGATCAAGAAACTAGTCAAATTGTTCCAATCCGTTCATTAAATTACTATCCTGACTATTATGCAGGAACTAGTACTACTATGCGGTATAATCCGGAACCAGAGTTTCCTAGACGTATTAATGGTTATCGTGTTACCTATACTGCAGGCTACGAGAGTTTACCATACGACCTTAGATTAGCTGTACTAGACCTAATTACTTACTACTTCAAGCAAGAGTGGGCAATTAAAACTAGCAAAGCCGTTGGTAGTAGTACTACGCAGATTGATTACATTATGAATACTGATCTACCTGCTAATATTAAGCGTGTGCTAGATCTGTATACTGAGAGTTATAATTAATTATGTCTTCGGAAGCAGCTAAAGCCGCCGTAACAAAGATTATAGAAACAGTACTACAAAATAACCCTGCTGTTAGAGAAACTCTAGATAATACTATACATATATTAGATCTATCATTTCATACAATAGAAATGGCTAATAAACCTCCTGTGGAAGCTATACAAAATCAAAAATTTGGTAGACGTAATAGACCTATTCTTACACAGGATTCTTACGATGTATTTGTACAAGTATTAGAAAATGTAGTAACAAGAGCAAATACTTTACAACAAGCCATAGATGAATGTCAACTACCTGCTAATTTTCAAAGTACCTCTCGTTATGTGTCTAACGGAAAGACATTGTTATTAGTATGTCGTAATTTTGGAATAGCTAGAAGTACCATATCTAAAATATCTGCCTCTCCTCTTTTACAGGATAACGATCACTTTGGTAAGAAACTAAGAGAGTATACTTGGACTGAAGTTTCAGATGAACATGGGATATCTAATTCCAAAAATATAGACGAGATTACAGGTAAGAAACTACTTCATAAAACGTACATATTTCAAAATGGTACTATTTGGAGAGTTGCTAAAACACATAAAAAAGTACTAAATAAAAAAACTGGAGAAATAATTTTTCCTGATAGATACGGTATAAAACAGGTAGGTAGATTAGCGTATACTATGGTAGCAGTTATAACAACTGATAAATATGAGTACAGTATTTTCAATAACGATGGAAATCCTGACTATGTTACTATTGGTAAAGTAACATACAAATTAAGTCCAAAAGAAGAGTACGCCAATGCGGAAGTTACTACAACGGGAACTAATACTTTATCTTTTGTTAACGTAAGAGGTAAAAAATACCCTATTGTTAGAAAGACATATTTATCAGTATTAGATATTGGACATGCTTTTCAACAGAGTAGTAGATTCGGCAATACCCCCTTAGGTCAAAAGTTTACTAAATCCCTAGAATATACTTCTGTATCCCCCGAAGCAGATAGGCTGATAAAGGAATCTATTAAAAGCTTAGATAATTTACATAGTGCTATTAATTATACTATTTATAATAGCACTACTACTACAAAAGATGGGGATGTTAGTGTAGAAAAGTTCTTAGAAAGTACAGATAAGAGTTATATAATTCTAACTATCCAAAATTATAGAGCAAACAATGCTTTAGCAGTATTTGAATCTAAAATTAGAAAAGAGCTTATAGACGCTTTAACTGCAGAAATTATAGATATACCTGGTAGTAAAACTATAAAACAGGATATAGTTAGTCTAGTACATAACAAGATTCTAAAAATACTTGGTATAAAATCTGCACCAATAAAAAAACATAGTCCTGTAACTGGTAGTGTTAAAGTACTACCACCAAAAACTGGTTTTAAGACCGGAGGAGTTTCAGGGCCTAATAAAACTGTAGAACAAATTAAAGTTCCTGCCATTAGTTCAACTCCTATGAAGTTACGTACTCTAGGAGGCCAATTTACTAGCTTAGTTTCTTTACAGAATCTTCTTAATCAGAACTTACATACTCAGATTCAACAGAACATGGGTACTGGAAGTCGTAGGGATATTTTAAACTATCGTACAGGGCGTTTTGCAGAATCTGTTAAGGTAGAGAAGATGAGCCAGTCTAGGGAGGGTATGATTACCGCTTTCTATAGTTATATGCGTAATCCTTATGCAACATTCTCATTTGGCGGACAACAGTCTTCGCCTGCTAGCAGAGACCCTAAACTGTTAATATCTAAGTCAATTAGAGAAATCGGAGCCGCAATGGTTAATAATAGAATGAGGGCGGTGTTAGTATGAGCAGAAGAAATTCCATAGTTAAAGCCCTCGCTGAAAAGCTTAAAATTATTGACGGTTCTACAGGATACAAAACTAATCTTTTTAATAACTCATTCGCAAAGTTAAAGTTTTGGGATGAGACCAGCGATTTTCCTTCGGTCTTCGTAGTAGCTGGTTCAGAAGCCAGAGAATATATGCCAAGTGACTTTACTTGGGGATATTTAGGTATTAGTCTTAAGCTATACTGTAAAGGTGAAGACTCACAACAATTACTAGAGGATCTTTTAGAAGATGTAGAGAACGTTATTGATAATAATCGAGTACTAGTATATGATACTACTAACGGCTATGAAACCACAGAAATTCTAATAACTTCTATAACTACTGATGAAGGCCTTCTAGCCCCTTATGCAATTGGAGAAATCAATCTTCAAGTGCGATATGCAATTATGTAATAAGGCTATATCAGCCAAAAAATCCCAAATCAATTAAGCAGATAAATGTCTAGCAAAATTGTAATGGATTTCTATTAAATAGGAGAAGTCATGGCATTAAATCTAATTAGAAATAGTAGAGTATTTTTTAGCACCGCGGTAGACGCTACCACTGGTGTAAATACTCCAGCTAAACTGAATACAAATACTTTCGAAATCCAAGTACTAGATGGTTTATCATTTAGTCAAAACACTAACAGTGAAACTGTTACTCTTAACGAAGCTGGTTCAGAGCCTGTCCGTGGACAGCGTAGTTTCAATACTGCTCTAGCCCCTGTAGATTTTTCATTCTCTACGTATATGCGCCCGAAGAAAGGTTCAACTACTATTGATGCTGAAGAATCAGTTCTATGGAATGCACTACTAGGCAGCACAGCTATCGGTACAACTGGAACAATTACAGCGGCAACTGCACCAGTTGTAACGTATTCTGAAACTACAGGTGTTTTGACTATTGCCGGAACGGGTATCGCAGACTCAGATATTACAGCCGGTGACAATGTTATTTTAGCAGGTTTTGCTGGAGCTACAGCAGCTGAACTGGAATATATTAATGCTCCCGGCAGAGTAACTGTAGCATCTGCTACAAGCATCGCAGTATCTTTAAATAAACCTAGTGCTACAGCTATCACTGGTATTACTATGGCAATCGCAGATATTAAATTCTATAAGTCTGCGTGGGCCCCAGTAGGTGCTACTTATTCTACTGTAGGTAGTCATGGATCTAACACTAATAACCTACAGAAATTTGGTTTAGTAGTCCTTATTGATAAAGTTGCTTATACTATCAATAACTGTACTTTAAATCAAGCAACCATTGATTTTGGTTTAGATGGAATTGCTACTATCGCTTGGACAGGTCAAGCTACAGAAATGAAACAAATTTCTACGGATCTAGCAGCTACATCCGGCACGTTCACTGGAACAGGCGTTACAGGTACCTATAAAGCTAAAGTTACTGATGCTAAGTATTTAACTAATAAACTATCTACTGTAACATTAAAGGCAGTTAATATTCTGAAAGACTCGGCAGGTTCTACTAAAGTTGCTGCTGGAAAAGAATATGCTGTAGCATTAACTGGTGGTAATATTACTATTAATAATAATATTACATATATCACCCCTAGTAATCTAGGTACTGTAAACTTACCTATCGCGTACTTTACTGGAACTAGAGCTATCAGCGGATCTTTAAATGCATACCTAAAAACAGGTACATTATCAGGAGCTATTACAGCAGGTACAGGCCAGCTACTACAAGATATGCTTGATGTAGCTAGTGTAGAAATTGCACCAATGTTTGCATTAGTTGTTACTATTGGGGGTAGTACTGCTGCCACTACACGTATAGAGGTGGATATGCCTACAGCCGTATTAACTATCCCAACAGTTAATACCGAACAAGTAGTATCAACAGTAATTAACTTTACAGCACAATCTGCTTCTGGGGCTACTACAACACGTGGTTTCGATCTAGAACAAACTAACGAAATTGCTCTACGGTACTACACAGCTTAAATAGTTTCATAAGAGACGGCTTGATCACCGTCTCTCTTTTTCCATAATATAACAAAGGATATAATCCATGTCAATTGACAAAGTTTCAGTTTCTAGTCTATCACTAAAATCATTATTAGTTCCTAGTAAACAAGTCGAAGTAGAATTTCCTGGTTTTGCCGGGTTTAAAATTCAACTTAATTTCTTATCGCGTGAAACTCTAGTAGGTATTCGTAAGAAAGCCACTAAAATCACTTTTAAGAATCGCCAACCTACAGAAGAATTAAATGATGATCTATTCTTGCAGCTATATGTAGCTGCATCTATTAAAGGGTGGTCTGGCTTTAAGTTAACTTACCTAGAGCAATTGGCTCCTGTTGATCTAACAGGACAAGATATGGATGCTGAGTTAGAATATAGTGAAGAAAATGCACTATTCTTAATGAAGTCTAGCAGCAATTTTGATTCATGGGTTAGTGAAAATGTTTCGGAATTGGGAAACTTTCAGAAATCCAGTACCAGCAAGTAAATTTACAACTGGAATCATACTTTCAAAATAGCTCTGTGAATATGACTAGAGATCAATATTTTGAAATGTGTGAAATGCTGGGTACTGAACCCACGGAGTCTGAGATTCCTGTGGAGTTTGATGATTTTCCCCTAGAGGTACAGGAAGCATTCCGCATATATAATATCCTACAAGATAACTGGGATTATATGGGTGGAAATTACATAGGTAAAAATATCGCAGGATTACGCGATATTTTAGATATTTATGAAATAGCTAAGGAAGATCATAGAACAGTATATGAACTAATTCTACTTATTGATAGAGTTAGAGCTAAACAAATACAAGATACTAAACCTAAGACCTGAAAAAGCCTCCTCTAGTAGGGGGCTTTTTTACGTCTCTCAAAAAAATACATGCTTGACATTACGTA